AGAACAGATACGGAATGATATGGATGCTTTGGAAACCAAACTAAAGAAGGACATGAAGGAATTGAGAGATTCCATTAAAGATAAGATCAAAAAGGCGCTTGAGAACCCTCTGGCGGGAATGAGAAAATAAATCAAATAAGGGGTTGACAAACTAGTTAATTTCGTGTATAGTAGTTATATGATAAATTAAATGGATAAATATTATTATGATTACATCGTATACATCAGCGTACCTTGCTGTAATAATAACTGTCGTAATGGCATCGTGTTATTATCTTGGTTACTTTCTTTCTACCAGAAATGCATTAGATTCTATCGTTCCTGCTATGTTGGATTTGTTGGAACGGGAAGGTTTTATCATTACTGAACTTGATGAAGATGGAGATAAAGATTTGGTTCCAGTTTCTTCTGTTATTGCAGAAGCGTTACGAGATGTTAACCCCTAAAATAATAACTGTTACATCGTTGCTCATGTCATCTACTGCATTTGCAATGAGCCCCTGCGATTATTCTTCAGATAATACCGTAGAATATCAGGGGAGTATACAAAGTGTTAAATCTATCAAGAAAGAAATTTTTGTAAATTCTGAGTTTAAGGATATACGAAAATGTGTGATATCCTTAGAAGCGCAAATTAAAGATAAATGGCATCCAACCAAAGGTGAATATATGTTCGGACCAGACATGGCCGAAACCGATGCATGTTCTTTTGCAGAAAATAGGGCAAAAATAAATATCATAAGAAAAATGCTTCCCGAAAAATTAACAGGCAAAAAAAACTTAAAATGTGTATTGACAAAACCTGTTCAAAGGTGTAGTATTATAAATGATAAAACATATATAATGACCAATATAGGTAGAGTCAGAGTTCCTGACCACCTAAAATCAAGGAGTTGTGAAAAGTGAAATATATGATGATGACAGTTCTAATTCTGGGACTATCTGCTTGCGGTAATACAATCACTGGTGTTGGAAAAGACATCAGTGATGTTGGTACGAAAATGACCGTATGGCAAAATGAAAAACCTTCAGAGAAGAAAGAAACTGAATAATGTTCAAATTTCTTCTTGGGGTTGGGCTTGGTGTAGTGTTAACGGTATTTTATCCTGACATCATACCATATGTTAAAAATCTATTTCTAGACAGTGGTGCTAGAGATATTGCGGTTGATACATTGAAAGGAATTAAATGATGAACGCAAAACTAATGGCAAGTGTTTCTGTACTTGCTTTAACTCTTGGTGCATGTAGTGCCAGTCAACCAAAATCGGTAGTTGATACTCCCGAAATTAGGTATAAAACCGCCAAAGTAAGTGCTGCGGTTTCTGAAATTCCTGATTGGTATTTAAATATGCCAGAGGAAAAGGGTTCTATCTTTACTACTGGTTCTGCGACAGCACCTGACCTTCAACTTGCAGTTGATATTGCTACTTTGAATGGTAAGGTTGTTCTTGCAGATCGTATTAACGGTAAGCTAAAAGCGATGACTAAATCTTGGATTGCAAAATTTGGACAATCTGATGTTGATTCCCGTGTTTTAACAGAGATTGAGAAAGTTGCAAAGAATGTCATTGCAAATGTTGATGTTGCGGGGTATAATCCAGTTAAGACTAAAATCTCTCCCGCTGGAACACAGTTTCGTGCTTTTGTTCTGTTGAAATATTCAGACAAAGAAGCATCAAAGATCATCTTAAATCGGTTACGCAAAGACCGTATGGTTTATTCACGGCTCCGTTCCACTAAAGCATGGGAAGAGCTCGAAAGAGAAGTTGAAAAATCAGAAAAAAAGGATGAAAGTGAGTCACTTAAAAATCTGGAAAAGATTATCAAACCAAAGGTGACTGATGAAAAAACTTCTACTTAGTTCTGTTTTAGTTGTTTCTTTAGGTGGATGTCTCATGCCGTCAGGGGTTAACCCCTCTTTAGGGTGTTCTCCTATAACTGGATGTACATCTAAGGATTACTATCTTCCCGGCAAGGGGGTTCGTGCGCCGAGACAGAATTTTGGACCTAAAGCAAAAATAGGTGCAGTAGTAGGAACTGTTGGTGGTTCTATGATTGGAGCATCAACGGGCGATCCCTTTATCACTGCGGCTGGTGCTGTCGGTGGTTTAGTTTTGGGTTATAGTATTGGTGATACAATGGATAAGGTTGATGAAATACATGCTACCATTAACTTGAGAAATGCACTCAATAATAATCCTGATGGGGTTTATAGTACATATAAAAACCCAAACAAACGTGTAACCGTTGTTGCGGCGCCAGTTTCGACAAATGGTAATTGCAGAACATTTGAGAATATTCAGATAGTTGGAGATACACAAAAGAAAATTACTGGCAGGGCATGTAAAGTTAACGGCGAATGGGTTCTAAAGGAGTTGAACAAATGATATATTTTACTATAATCGGTGGTATTGTTGTAGCAAATCTTGTTGTTGGTAGTGTAATGTTAATGGTACAATAGATTTACTAGGGGGGTATAGCTCAGTCGGGAGAGCATCTGCTTTGCAAGCAGAAGGTCGTGGGTTCAATTCCCTCTGCCTCCACCAAAAAGGAAAAGGTATGGATGATAATATAATAACCGGCCCCTGGCCAGGATCAGAAGATGAATTAGATGAGTCTGGGAATGAACTGACTGAATATGAACAAGTTGCTGAAGGGTTAACAGAAAAGTTAATTGTCCAAATGATGCATACTATGCAAGAGTGTGGTGTTGATATTAATGAAACTAGTTTCATTAAAGACACTTCTCTTGTAATTGAGTTTGTTAATGCATGTATATATAGAGATATGGGTATAGAACATCCCTTGCATGATTTTTTAGATAATTTTGTTAAAGTTGCTATAAAAAATGAAATGATACATTGCACTGTAGATATTGATTTTATGGCAGATTGTTTAAAGACAGTTGTTGAAGAACTTGAAAATGAAAAAAATGACCCAGAACCAGCTTGAGATAGAATATGATATTAGTTGATATGAATCAAATATCAGTTGCATCTGTAATGATGCATTTGAACATGACCAAACAAACCAAACCAGATGAGAGTATGGTTCGCCATATGATCTTAAATTCTCTGAGAATGTATCGCACACGATTTGTTGAAGAATATGGTGAGCTTGTTTTGTGTTATGATTCCAAACATTATTGGCGTAGGGACTATTATCCCGAATATAAATATAGTCGTAAAAAAACTAGAGACACATCAAAGCATGATTGGGATGCAATCTTTGAAGTATTAAATAATGTTAAAGATGAACTGAAAGAATATTTCCCATACAAACATTTAGAGGTCGATGGTGCAGAGGCTGATGATATAATTGCTGCATTGTGTCTTGAACTTGAATATGATAATGGTAAAACGTTAATACTCTCTGGTGATAAGGATTTTATACAATTACAGAAATTTAGTAATGTATATCAATACAGCCCAATTACTAAGAGATTTATTAATGGTATTGACCCAGAAGATTATTTAAATGAACATATAATGAGGGGTGATAGTGGTGACGGTATACCTAATGTATACTCTCCAGATAACACCTTTGTCGAGGGTCTTCGACAGAAACCATTAAGTAAGAAAAAAATAGCAACTTTGATTGAAGGTGTTTTCCCAAACGATGAGGTCAAACGTAATTATCAACGAAACAAAAAATTGATTGACCTAACCCAATCACCAAATGAACTTTTTCTTGAGTGTATACAAGCATATCAGACTGCATCAAATGGTGATCGTAGTAAACTATTTAACTATTTTATACAAAAGAGGTTAAAAAACCTCACTGAAGCGATAGGAGATTTTTAATGGCCGTCAGTACATATTATCCGTCTTTTTCTGAAATTTTTGAAAAAGTCAGTAAACTTAAAACTAAGAAAGATAAGGTTGCTTATCTAAAAGAATGGAACACCGATGCACTTCGAATAGTAGTAAAAGCATCATTTGACCCAAAAATTGAATGGTTACTTCCAAAGGGTGAAGTTCCATTTAACCCTAATGAAGCACCAGAGGGTACAGAACATACTACTTTACAGATGGAAGCAAGACAATTATACCGATTTGTAAAGGGTGGAGATAATAACATTACACAAAATAAACGAGAAATGTTGTTTGTTCAAATGTTGGAAGGACTACAAGAAAAAGAAGCACATTTATTGGTTGCAGCAAAAGACAAAAGACTCCACCAAGTATATAAAGGACTTTCTAAAAATGTCGTAATGGAAGCATTCGATTGGGATGATAATTATATGGTGGTTGAAAATAACTATCCACAAGCGCCTGGTCCCGCTGCGGGTTAATATAGAGCTGGAATTGATAAATGAAACACTTCAAAACTACTAAAATTATTGTCCGTAATAATAACGTTGACAAAGCACTCAAAGTTTTAAAAAAGAAACTGACGGAAGAGGGACTATTTAATGAACTCAGAGAACGAGAACATTTTATGACCCGTGGAGAAAAACGTAGAAGAGCGAAGGCGGCTGCAAAACGCAGGCATATTCGAACATTAGAAAAAAGAAAACTTGAAGAGGGTTATTAGATATTAAATGAATATATTTGAAACTGCACTTTTATCGGGACTTCTTTTAGTAAATCCTGCTTCTAAAGATACAGAAACAGTATTTACTAAATCGGCAGAATGTCTTGCGTTGAATATGTATTATGAAGCAAGAAACCAAGGAACAGCGGGGTTGATGGGAGTTTCTTCTGTAGTTCTTAATAGAGTTAAAGATTCTAGATTCCCTAATACAATATGTGAAGTAGTAGAACAGGGACCAACCAGAGAAAGTTGGAAGACTCGAAAGATAAAAATTCTGCCTACGGAAGAACGCAAATATTATCCTGTTAAAAATCGTTGTCAATTTTCTTGGTATTGTGATGGTAAATCTGATAAACCGAAAGCAAAAAAACTTTATAAAAAATATTTAAACATATCTAAAGCTATCATAAATAGTGAAGTACCATTTATTGATATTACAGATGGTGCAACATTTTACCATGCTGATTATGTTACACCAGCTTGGGCAAAATCAAAAATTAAGACGGTAGAAATACAAGATCATATTTTTTATCGGTGGAAAAAATGAGTTATTTTAGATTTATTGAAAAAAATATAGATACCAAAATAGTTAACAATATTCTCTCTGAAATTCGAAAAAAAGATTGGCATGAACAACCTATATAATAGGTAAAGTGGGGGGTAGTACTATGGTTAGAGAAAGTTATTGGGATTTCATGGGCAGAAAAATGCGTGAAAAAAAACCAAAGACAACTAATCTTAATATAGAAGACTTATTGAAACGTGATATTAATGAAATGCAAAGAACAGTACATTATTTGCAAATCAGAGTACGAGATTTAACAGATAATGTGAACCAATTAGAATATAAAGTAGAGAATTTGGGCGGTGATCCTAAACAATTAGAATTGAGATTTTGATGCCAACATATACATTTTTTAATGAAACTACAGGAATAG